TCACGCTGATAAGAACCCGTTTGCTCTTGAGAACTTCGTAGGCGACTATGTGTTCAACCCAGCAAAAGGTGTCACTGAGTTTCGTGTTGACCAACCAGTAGAAGTATTAGAAGCTGGTACTGGGTTCATGTGCATTCCTCGTGCTACGTTTGAGAAGTATGAAGAAGCATATCCAGAATATCACTATCTACCAGACCATATTCGTACAGATGCTTTTGATGGTTCTCGTGAGATTATGGCTTACTTTGATTGTATCATTGACCCAGAGTCGAAGCGCTATCTATCAGAAGACTATATGTTCTGTCAGAATGTTCGTAAAGCTGGTATGAAGGTATGGATGTGTCCTTGGATGGAACTCAAGCATATGGGTTCATATATCTTTGGTGGTAGTCTTGGTGCAATGGCTGCGATTCAAGCGTCACCTACGGCAAGCGATGAATCAAACAAAAAATATTATGAAGAGGGCAACAAAACTCGTATAAATAAAGAGCGCCAAAAGACTAAGAATGCTCGCACTTCTCGTAAGCGCAATCGCAAATAATTGGAGAACTATATAATGCAACTAAACGATTATACTATGGACATTCTAAAGAACTTCTCTTCTATCAATCCTTCTATCGTTATCAAGCCAGGCACGACACTGAGTACAATTTCTCCTCAGAAGACTATCATGGCAATTGTTAGCGGTAGTGACGACTTTTCATCTGAAGCTGGTATCTACGACCTATCTCGCTTTCTAGCAACGGTATCGATGTTCGAATCACCAGAGCTAAACTTTGATGAAAAGTCTATCAATATTATGGAAAATAAACGCAAGGTTCAGTACACTCTTGCAGACACTTCCATGATCCTTCAGCCACCAGAAAAAGAAATCACTATGCCACCTTGTGAGGTGAACGTAGATATTTCTTGGAATGATTTGCAGTCTGTTCTAAAGGCTGCATCCGTTCTTGGTTTACCTGAGATTGCCTTCGCAGGAATTGATGGTGAAATCGTATTGGAGGCTGTAAACTCTAAAAACCCAACTACTGATCGTTATGGCGTGACAGTTGGTTCAACATCAGACACTTTCAATATGTATATGAAAGTTGAAAATCTGAAGTTGATGCCGAATGATTACACGGTCAATCTATCGTCAAAAGGATTGTCGTGTTTTGTTTCGGACAACGTAAAGTATTTTATTGCAATCGAATCTAACTCTACATTTGGAGAATAATATGACTGAAGAAAATAATCAAATCACTCTACAAGACATTGACGCTGTTGTGCGTATCATCGACACTGTTTGCGCTCGTGGTGCTATTCGTGGTCAAGAAATGACTGCTGTTGGCACTCTTCGTGAAAAGTTTGGCGCTCTGCTACAGGCAGAAGCGGACAAGCAGCAAGCAGCAGCAGAAGCAGCAGGGCCACCCGCTGCGCCTCCAGAAGAGGTGCAAGACGTTGCTGTTGAGGAAGTAGTTGACGCTGATCTCTCCACTCTAAACTAAAACTTAAAGGGGATGGGTTGACACTCATCCCCTTTTCTGCTATACTTGATTTTTATTATATGATGAGGTTTTGATATGAACGAAGAGTTTCTCTGGGTACAGAAGTATCGTCCCAAGACGATTGCTGATACCATACTCTCAAGCGAACTAAAGCAGACTTTTCAACAGTTGGTCTACCAAGAAAATATCCCTAATCTGCTATTGACTGGCAGTGCTGGTATTGGTAAGACAACTGTTGCAAAAGCATTGTGTGAACAACTAAATGCAGACTACATTGTTATCAATGGTTCTATGAACGGTAACATCGATACTCTACGAACTGAAATCATGCAGTTTGCATCATCAGTATCTTTTACGGGAGGTCGCAAGTATGTCATCCTTGACGAGGCTGATTACCTCAACCCACAATCAACTCAACCTGCTCTTCGTAACTTTATGGAAGAGTTTAGTAAGAACTGTGGGTTCATTCTCACATGCAATTTCAAGAACCGTGTTATCGAACCACTACATTCTCGGTGTACAGTTATTGATTTTAAAACTAAAGGTAAGGACAAAGCTAAACTTGCAGCGAAGTTTTTCAAACGACTCTGTGATATTCTCACGAATGAAAATGTTGAATTTGAAGATAAAGTCGTTGCTGAACTGGTTAATCTACACTTTCCTGATTGGCGTAGGGTTATCAACGAGTGCCAGCGTTACGCTTCTACTGGGCGTATTGATTCTGGCATACTAGCAAATCTAAATCAAGAATCGTTCAAACAACTCATAACTTATATGAAAGCGAAAGAGTATCAATCTGTTCGTAAGTGGGTTGGCGAGAACGGTGATATAGATGCTTCACAGTTCTTCCGTGCGTTCTATGATACAGCATGGGAAGAAGTGTCAGATAATTCTGTTCCTGGTGTTGTGATTACTCTTGGTGAGTATCAATACAAGCACTCGTTTGCTGCTGACCCTGAAATCAACATCATGGCGTTTCTCACTGCTATCATGTTTGAGGTCACTTGGAAATGAGTAACCCATTTGATTACGTCAAAGCAGTATCAGACACAAAGAAAGACCTCATGCGAGGCACAGAGAACGATGCTCTTGCTGAAAAGAACTACAACGCCTTTCTCTCTAATAGAGCGCTCTCATATCATCCAGATGCAATACTACACGCAAATGAGATGAATACGCTACACCATCTTGACAACAAATTGCAGTTTGACTACTATCATAGCGTTCTTCGTCGCCGGAAACGCTTTGCTAAGTGGTCTAAACCTGAAGATGATGAAAATATAAATATAACATCCAGTTATTATGGCTGCAATAAACAGGTTGCTCTACAGTACCTAAAGATTCTATCAGCGGATCAAATAGGACGTATCAAACAAAAACAAGAAAAAGGTGGCGTGAAATGAGTGTTGAAACATTAGTGGAAGTGGAACTAGGTAACGAAGAAGCATTTCTAAAAGTAAAGGAAACTCTGACTCGTATCGGTGTTGCATCCAGAAAAGACAAGAAGCTATATCAATCCTGTCATATTCTACACAAGAAAGGCAAGTATTATATCGTTCACTTCAAGGAACTGTTCACTCTAGACGGTAAGAGTTCTTCGTTTTCAGAAGAAGACAAAGGGCGTCGTAACACGATTGCTAACCTGCTTGAAGAGTGGGATTTGGTCAAAATTGTAGAACCAGAAAAGACACAAGGCAATATTGCGCCACTAGCACAGATTAAAATTCTTCCATACAAAGAGAAGAGCGAATGGGAACTCGTAGCAAAATATAATATTGGTGGAAAACGATAAAAAAAGGTTGACAGCGACTGTTGATCAGTCTATAATATGATTATGAACGTGAAAAGGAAAGTATATGAGTATGGTGTCGAGGTTTGATAAGTCAACAGACTTAAAACTTCTTCGTTCTATAGAGAAGGGTAGCGTGGATTTAGTACTCACTGATCCGCCTTATCTTATCTCTAAAGACTCTGGTATGCAACAGTTGAAGGATTCTGGAAAATCGCACGAAAAATATGGTCGTAAATATGCTACTGCAACTGACTATGGTCAGTGGGACAAGGACTATACCATAGGTGACTTACAGCTTGCAATTGACGAATTCTATCGTATATTGCGCCCTGGCGGTTCTTGTATCATATTCTTCGATATATGGAAGATAGAGACATTGACAAACGCACTCTCTAATTTTTCCAAACATCGACTCATAGAGTGGTTGAAGACAAACCCTGTGCCCATCAACAGTAAAGCAACCTATCTATCTAATGCAAGAGAAATTGCGATATCCTGTGTTAAAGGTGGTAAAGCAACATTCAACAGCAAGTATGATAAGGGTGTGTATGAGTATCCTATCTATAGTGGCAAAGACAGGTTTCACCCAACACAAAAATCTCTTCCACTATTTGAGGAGTTGATAAAGAAGCATTCCAATGAGGGTGATATCGTGGTAGACCCATATGGGGGCAGTGGTACAACGTATGTTGCATCGATGAATACAAACAGAGTATGTTTGTCAAGCGAACCAGATGAAGAATATTTCGAAAAAACGAAACAGAGAATAAGCACAAAAAACGATAAAAACATTGACATAACCCAATTATTATGATATAAATAATGTTGTAGATGCCAAATGGGTCTACAGCATTAAATAAACACTTAACTTGCTTACAAGGAGTAAAGTAACATGGTACAATCCATTTTTAACGATCCAATCTATCAGCCATATTTCATCGGCTATCAAGATATGATTAAGCGGATCAAAACTACCACAGAACAATTCAGTCAACAGTCGTATCCTCCCTTTAACGTTAAAAAGGTTGACTACAATAAGTATGTCATCGAAATCGCAGTGGCGGGTTTCGACAAAGCGGATATCGACATTGAACACAAAGATTCCACACTTACCATCAAGTCTGACGTAAAGACGAAGGAGCCTAATGGTGAAGAGTGGATTCATCGTGGAATTGGTCTACGAAAGTTCACACGTCAATTCACGCTTGCTGAAACTGTCGAAGTAATGAGTGCTGAGATGGTAAATGGTATGCTCAAAGTCTGGCTAGAAGATATTATTCCAGACGAGCAAAAGCCTCGCAAAGTGAAAATCAAGTAGATATATACACGGGGAGGGGAATGATCTCCTCCCCATTTTGTTATGGAGAATAATACATTATGGATCAACTAACGCTCTGGATGGCAGTAGGCTTTCTTATGGCTGCTTATTCAGTTATTGCTAACGACTCTGTTCAGACACTAGGAACATGGATTGCTTCCAACAATGAAAGATTTGATTGGAAAATTTTATGGGGTTCAGCCTCAGTTGTATTGCTTGCAACTCTCTGGTATGGTTGGCATATCAATGGCGGAGACATTGCATACGAACGTCTCAGTAAGATTCCCTTTCAAGAAGTTCAATGGTATCACGCAGTAGCACCTGCTATTCTAGTATGTCTCACTCGTGTTGGTATTCCAGTCTCCACATCATTCCTCGTACTCTCTGCATTTGCATCTACTTTTGTTTTAGAAAAGATGTTAATGAAGTCGATTATGGGTTATGCTGTAGCAGCAGTGGCAGCGTATCTACTGTGGCATCTGATTAGC